AGCATGTTTTAATACAGTACCTACTATAGTACCAGCACTCCAACCAGTAATTGCTTTAAATGTTGTTACACCAACATTTTCGGTTACAGTAAATGCCCCTAGATCATTATTGGAAGCATCCTTTACTTGGAATTGACTTCCAACATTCATATCATGTGTGTCATTAGTAAATGTACTAGTTCCACTAGCATCAGTTTGAATAATATTAACCGAATCAATTCCACTTATAAAAGCATATTGATCAGTAGTCGGTAATGTATCACCTACTGTTGCGGCAATAGCAACTTTATTTTTTGCTGGTGTACTTTTAATTTCAAAATATCCATCAGCAGTTGATTCAGAACCAGTAAATTGAACCACTAAGCTGGTAAGAAGAGATAGTTGATTTACATCCAACCCACCACTAGTAGGTGATGTTGTATTCTGAAGTCTTCCATTAGAACCACTAGATCCTATGACACTCTTATCAAAGTATCCATAAGAACTCATTTGCCAACCTGAACCTGGAGTGGTTACCTCTGAATATGTTATAGATCCACCACTAACAATAACTTTTGCTCTAGTACCATTCCATGTTGAATCATTCTGAGTTCCTTCGCTTGTATATACCTTTACATTATAATAAGTTCCATCATTAAATCCAGTGCTACCAGAATGAACATTAGCAGTTAATATACCAGCTAAATTGTGGTTATTGCTTAATGTTATTGTAGATATTCCGTTAGATAAACCACTTACAGAAGATACATCAATACCCAATCCAATCTTTTTAACTAACTTATCAACACTTTCTCTGGTAATACTATTTTGAAGATCATTAGTTACAACTTTACCAAGTGGAGATCTTACAGCAAATGTTTTTGCTGCTTTTGGATTGGCATCAATATTATCTCTATCAAGTTGTGGATATAAATCAGTAACATTTTGACTGTAATTATATGTTGTAAATTCTTCAGGAACAGATACACTAGCATTTAATGGATAACCATGATAAACACCATCTTGTCCTGTTGCTCCACCAATATACTCTTCAAATATTTCATTCCTATACAAATAGATATTAGATTTTAAATCAGTCCTTTCAAATCTAGGTAACGAAGTATTTCTAGTATTAAAATCATTTGTTACTGATGTCTGTAATGTTTTATTTGGATTGTATGTAAACTCAGAAGTATTAATAACTGAACTAACAGTAAATTCACCATTATATCCACTATTAGCAGCACCAACAGTATTATC